GGCAAGCCTGCTCTACGCATATCTTGTATCAATGACTGACCACTTGCCTTTCTTTCTATAATACATACATCAGGTCTAAACTCTCTATACAAGTCTTGGGCAATACGTCTTAACTCAGGATATTCATATCGACCTCTTGTATTACCTAGCAATATCAAATGAGATGACTGACCATAGTCTTCATCATAGTCATGGAATATTCCCCATGTCTGTATTACACTATAGTCTGCAGTTCTACTTGTACTAAATGCAGTATCATAGGTTTGTATAATAAACTCACACTCAGGAGGGTCTTCATAATCCCACCACTGTATATACTTTTTTTTAATTATACCTCCATCATCAGGCGAAGGGTCTTGCATATAAAGTGAGTTCCAATATCTTGCACCATTGCTTGCTCTAATTTCTTGCTCATCTATCTTTAATATTTCATCAGGCTTCCACTCTGGAAAATATGAGCTACCAACTGGCAGGTCCAGGAGTTCTGCTGCTTCTTCATTAAGCCATGCAGGAATACTAATTACGTGCCACGGATATGTATTCTGTTCTGCAGTCTTTTCTTGTTTAAGTAACCAACCACATAAATCATCATAGTGGTATCGTGTATTAATAATTATAATTGAACCATTAGGCATAAGTCTTGTTCTTAAACCTGCAGGATACCATTCCTTTATATAACGTCTACCTGTTGCACTAAAAGAATCTTCTTCTGACATTACGTCATCAAGTAGTGCAATGTTTGCACCTCTACCTGCAACCTGACTTCTTACACCTGCTGCGTAATACGAGCCATTCTTATTTGTTTTCCACTTGCCTGCTGCTTTAACATCACTACGTAATGCTACACCTTTAAATATTCTTTGAAACTTTTCAGTATTTACTATATCTCTTACAGTTCTACCAAAGTCAGATGCTAGTTGGTCACTATGAGATACTGACATTATTTCATGATTTGAATAATTACCTATATACCATGCAGGAAATAACTTACTACATATTAAAGATTTAGAAGAACGAGGTGGTAGAAATACCATAAGTCTCTTAATATCGCCATCTACCACACCCTGTAACTTCTGACATAACAGTTGTATATGTCTGCCCATCTTAAAATCAGATACAAGAGTAGGTGCAAACTGTTTAACAAAAGTTAAAAAGTCATCCTTTGCTCTAATACTTGTATATGATTCTAATTTAAATTTTAAATCTAGGTAATTATCTACCTTGTTTAATTGTGCTTCCATGTTGTATTTATTTTATTACCTTCTTTTTCCATGTCTAAACATTTATAACTTTTGGGAAAGTACATTGGCATATGAATAGGCATTCCTTTTGCTATCTCATAAGCTCTTGATAAACACTTATCATGGGTTGAATGTGGACTATATAAGTCTTTTAATGTTACACACATATTTGGTTGATGCATTAAACAAGCTAGTACGAATAATTCATACATAAATATTCCTTATAAAAATTATTATAACACTATTGCAAAAAATAGAAAAGTATGTTACCCTCTATTTAGACCTTCGGGGGTAAATACATACCTCCATCTCACCTATTATAACTATATTCAATACGTTATAAAACCAAAAATATTATATAAACTTAATTCAGGGGCAGCCTGATATAGATTTTCTATGGTTAACTCCAGTGATTTTTAAAAATATTTGAGGGTAGGGTATATATATATAGTATATCCAGCCATTTTTTTGCTAGGGGTTAGACACTATAATCTATATAACGTCAAAAAATTGACTAATTCTAAAAAATCTAGGTAGGATAGATAAGCAACAATATATAACACTATAATCAAATTTAAAAAGATTAGGTTTGTTTCTATTTAATCTAATGAATTTGTATTATGCTATTATTTATATGGTTTACTATACCTTATAAAACTATTTAAACTATTGAATACATTAGAATATTCTTAATAGGATAGATAGACAACAATATATAAACAATATAGATAAATGATTAACTAATGAAAAGGAAAATGATTATGGATTATAGAAATAATGATACGAATCAAATTATTATGAAAATAAATGATAATAGATATTTATCCATTATTGAAGATAACATGAATGATGGATTAGTTGAAATTGCTATGATGGATGCTAACAAAGAATACATAGATGATGGTACTTTTAATGGTGGATGTATGATATGCTTAAACACTCAAGAATTAGCTATTGAATTATTAAAGTTAAACTTAGATAATTGCTATAACTACAATAAAGAAAATGACGAATTAATTGAAGATACATTAAACGATAGATAAGCAACAATATATAACTATATGAAAGGATAAAGGTTATGACTATAGAAAAAGTAAGAGTTACACAAAAACAAATTCATTCTAAAAGTAAGACTGAATTAGAAAAAATAGTTTGGGAATTATTTATACACTATATGTGTACAAATGAAAATACTGACGAATATCAAACTAGTGTTTTTCGTAGACACTTTTATAAAGTTAAAAAACAATTACCAAACTTTACTGATATTGAACATCAAAAATGTAGATTAGTAAATGGTAAGCTTTACATATAACAAGAAAGGATAAAAGTTATGTTTAAAAATAGAACTAGAAAAGAACTATTACAGTTATACAATATTTTATTACATTTACATGATAGTGGTACTGTATGGTATAACGAAAATAAATACCATAAAGGATACTTTTTAAATGAACTAAAAAGAGCAATATTGAAAGGATAAACAATTATGTACAATGGATTTAAAAACTACCAAATATGGAATATATCATTATGGTTTAATAATGATTATGATATATACCAAACTATTATGAATTATCTTGGTCAAGGATTTACTAAAAAAGAACTTACTGAATTGATTGTAGATAAAGACTTACTTGGTAGTGATAGAACCAAAGATGGTGTAAAGTATACAAAACTAAACGTATTTAAAGCACTTAAAGAATTTGATTATGAATCCTTAAAAGGATAATAAACAAATAAAGATAGCTACATAGGAATATAAATTTTCCCCTTATTTCCTCCTACAATTCCTATGTAGTTATCTATATTTGATGTTTGGATAGATAAGCAACAATATATAGAACTAAGCTTAATTAACAAAATGAAAGGATTAAATTATGCTTAATAATACTACTATAAACCAAGTCTATAAAAACTCTTTTGATAATCAAAGAATTTTTAAAGATAAAACTATTCAGATTGAGTTTAACGCTAATACTCAAACGAATGAGATTGAAGTTACAACTACTACAATCAGAAATTCCTTCAGAGGAATTGGTGGTAAGTTTACTACACTTCAAGGTTATGGTGAATTACTTGCTAAGAAGTTTGGGCAAGGTATTACAGTAAAAAGCTAACTTAAATAATAATTTAATTAGCTAAATAAATTATAAAGGGAAGCATTTATTTGCTTCCTTTTTTTTTTATGAAAGGATTTAAATGTACGAATTAATTAAAACAGATTTTATTAAATACAAATACCTAGTTTGGATTAATGCTAATAATACTTTAACTAAAAATTATTACACTACATACAAACTAGCTAAAGAATTTTATGACCATGCAGTAAATAAGATTGGTCAAGATAATGTAACAATGGAAAGGATATAAATGATTACAACTAAAAATATAATTGCAATCTACAAGTTAGCAAAACCAAGTGAAATTTATGATGGATTATCTTGGTATATAAACGCTAATAAAGATTGCCAAGAAATTGCAGATAAGTTTAAGATACCATTACATATTGTAGTTGGTGTACTATCTGCACTTTCTCCAAATAATAAGTATGAACGTAATGTTCAAAATGCTAATGACTTAATTGATGCATTTATGAATGGCAATGATATGGATAGTATTAAGGTTAGCACCTACCATACTATGAAACAAAAAGCTTGGTCGATACTACAACAGATGCCAAGCTATGAAGAAACACTTGTAATTCTAAATGGTCAAAAGATTAAATCATTCTTTAGAAATATAATGGGTGATGAAACTGAAATTACTATTGATGGTCACGCAAGAAATATTTATTACAATGATAGACAAGGATTGACTACACCTAATTCTAATGTGGGCAAATTAGAATATGCCAAGATTCAGAAAGCCTATCAAAGAGCAAGTAAGAAACTTGGTATCAAGGCTTATGAACTGCAGGCTATTACATGGGTAACATGGAAAAGAATACATAACATTTAATGAAAGGAAATAAAGTTATGAGAATAGGAAGTTTAATACAAGTACATCCAATTAAATATAGAGTTTATTGGAATAGAAAACTAAATAAATGGAGTCTACAAAATGCCAAGACAAATAAAGTTGAAGAGCATTTAGACCATGTAACATTAACTGATGCTAACTTTTTAGTTAGAAAGGGAACTCAAGAAAGGGTTAGAAAGGAGAAGAAAAAATATGTTCATGCTTTTGTAGTAGGATATAAAGTATTAGAAGATGTAACTACATTCTATAATTTAAAAGATAAAGATTTTAAATTAGATTGGCAAGGCATTAGATACAATCCATACAAGGATGACTTCTTTTTCAATACATACTTACAAGAAGAAGTACCAAGTAATTGGAAAGGTAATGTCCATATGGAAGCATTGATACATGAAAATGGTATTGCACCTAAAGTATATATTTAACAGAAAGGAAAATAATATGACAATACAATATACAAACTTACCAATTGGTGTCTTATGTAGTACTGATAATTTCTACATAGAATTAGAAGTAAAAGACATGAATGAGGGCAAGGTTAAAATCATACACAATGAAAGTGGTATGACTGAGTATGAAAAATCATATAAAGGTCATGACTATATTGACATACTCAATGACTGCATTGAACGTATGAAAAGACTAGAGCATAATCTTGTAGAAGTACAAGGTAAAGCAGAAAGCATGGTAGGTGCATAATGAATTACGACTTGGTTGCACCTATTATGTTTTGGATAATAATTGCTTATTGTATTTGGTCATAAGATAGATAAGCAACAATATATATAAATATGAAAAGGAGAATAAAATGAAAGCATATTTTATAAACGCTAAACATGAATACATTGTTGAACTAAATGTTAGAGACTATGAGCATAAGAAAGAACTCATAGAAGCTAACCTATTAGAACTATATCCCTATCAAATAAATGGTAATGATATATGGACAGATGAAGAAGCACAACTCAAAGAATATTCTTATAACTTTGTGATTGATGAAAGATACGTTGTTCATGGCAATGCAATTATAACATCAGTAGATGATGAGGGAGAATCTACATCTGTCAAAAACTTGACAGTTCAAGAACTAATATCAAGAGTTAGGTTCTTGGGTAAGCAATATGTAGACCATAGCAAGTTAGAATTTAAAGTAATGGAATGGAAATAGAAAGGAAAAACGAATGAGCAAAACACCATACCTAGATAAGAAAATGAAAGTGGTAAACTTCATTGAAGATGAGATGAAGAAAGGCAAAGCCAATCCAAAGATTAGAGGATGGGCAATGTCTAAGATACTTGAACAAGTAAAGGAAGAGTTTGGAGAAAGGGAAGTACCTTTCGCAAGAGATTACTTTACTAGATATTATGAAAGGAGTAAAAAGAAATGACACCAAAAGGAAACGTATGGAACAATGCAGAGATGTATAAAGTTTATTTAAACCTACCAAGACTAAGCCTATGTGGTACTAGATTACTATGGGTAGTGATTGGTAGGAAGTGGGTAAAGCTTTGCACTCTTGTTGAAGATACTAAAATGAGAATATCAATTAGTGAATGGAATAACTTACAAAAGGAAAAGTATGATGAAAAGCATATCACAAATGATTGATGAAGAATTGCCAAAAGAATATACATTATTTTATATTGGTAACTATATGTCATCACATGGAATAGATGATAGAGGTTGGGCAGTTGAGAAAGATAATAAAAAAGTAACATCTTACTATGCTACAAAAGACTTAAACTTATTATATAATTATTTAAAGAGAAAGGAAATAATATGAAAGTTAGAAAAATATTAAGACTATTAGGAGTAGTAGAAAAACTACCAAGAAACTACAATGAAGATATACAACCTGTAGATTTTGGTACTTACTATTGTGAAACAAAAGATGAGTATTTAGAAATTATGGACATGGATTTTATATATGTATTGAATGCAATTAAAAAGCATGGCATAGGAACTGCTACTAATAATGGTGTGTTAATAAAGCAAATAGAAGAGCAAATAGAACAAATAGATAAGCTTACATTAGAGTTAACTAATGAGAAAGCTAAGAATATAAAACTAAAACAAATAAAGGAGATAATAAATGATTAAGTCAGATATTATAATTAAAAATATAAAACTAACTGTAAGTAAAGATGCATTGGACATGATTGCAGATGCCATAAATTCATACCTTGAAGATATGGAAAGTGGTAATGATGAATTGTCTTTACGTACAATAGATGTAGGAAGAATACCTTTCTACAAAGTAGATAAAGGTTTATGTGAGCATACAAGAAAATGGTACATCAAATATACTAGACTAGCTACTCAGTTGAACAGACTGAATAACAAAGTATTAGGTGTCAATGACTTGCATTGGAGAACTAGACAACAACTAGAGAGGTTAAGATGACTTGGATATTATATGTATTGTTTATGAATGATGTAAGAGAGATGCAATTTGTAATAGAGAAAAGATATTTCCTAACTGAACAAAAGTGTATGTCTTATTACAAGAATAACAATAGATACTTAGACAAGAAAACACATGAAATAATTCAACAAGCATATAAAAAATATGAAATAATTCATATTGGATGTATGCCAACAACTGCACATATGGAGATTAAATAATGAATGTATTAAATTTATTTGGTGGCATGGAAGTAGGAAGACTTGCTATGGACAGAGCTAATGTATCTGTAGATAAATATTTTTCTGCAGAGATAGACAAGTATGCTATTCAGATAGCCAACAAAAATCATTCTGACATAATACAGTTAGGTGATGTAACTAAAATAGATACTGAGGATTTACCTCAGATAGATTTACTAATGGGTGGTTCGCCTTGTCAAGGATTCAGTTTCGCAGGCAAGCAGTTAAACTTTTCTGACCCACGTAGTAAACTATTCTTTGAGTTCATAAGAATTATGAATGAACTAAAACCTAGATATGTATTGCTTGAGAATGTCAGAATGAAAAAGGAATATGAAGATGTGATTACAGAACACATGGGATTCCCACCACAGTTACTAAACTCAAGTAAAGTTTCTGCACAAAACAGATGGAGAAACTATTGGTTTGGTACATACATCAATGGCAAGTATGAACAGATAATGATTCCACCTTTGGAAGACAAGGGTTTAGTATTGAAAGATATATTGCAAGAAGACCATAATGAACCACCTATTCCTATCAATGAACGTAATGCTAGACATCATAGGAATGAAAACCAAAAAGGTTTGTGTACTACTGCTACAATGTACAAGGGTGCAGGCAATAATGGTATGACTATTGTAGATAGAAGTCTATCTGTGGGAGAAGCAGAAGAGTATTCACACTACAAATACAGAGCAACTAAGGAAGTCTATCACATGAATGGCAAAGCACCTACCTTACTGACTATGCAAGGTGGGAATAGAGAACCAAAGGTTGCAACCTATTCTACAAAGGGTGGTCGCATTGTAAATCGTAGGCTAGATGAGAGTGGTGTACGTAAAGACTATCAACTAGAGTTACCTTACACAACTCAAGTAGAGGTAAGAGATGATGACAAGACAAATTGTCTTACTACTGTACAAAAAGATAATGTTGTGGTACAAGGTATGACATGGAGAAAGTTAACACCTATAGAATGTGAGAGATTACAAACTCTACCTGACAATTATACAGAGGGTGTGTCAAAGACACAGAGATATAAAATGATTGGCAATGGGTGGACAGTTGATGTGATTGCTCACATACTAGGAGAAATGTTATTACCTAAGAAAATAAAATCAATTAATTATGAGAAAGGATATTTTGTTTATGCCTAAAAAAGCTAGACCACATTGGGAAGTTATGTCTGATGATTCATTCAACAAGACATTAAAATTAATAATAATAATATTGTATGCATATGCAGTATTTGAAATAGTAAAGGAGTTGTTATTATGAATAATGATGAATTGATATGGTTTATATTAGGTTGTGCTTCAGTAGCATTTTTATTTGGATACCTTGGAATATGCCTATGAAGAAATCAAAAGAACAACAAAAGAAAGAAGACAATATGATATTGTTATCTTGGGAAGATT